ATAAAAATCAATTTTTTATCAAATGCGGGTGCTTATGGCTTTGTTTTTTATGCTTTTGATACTAATAATAATAATCGTAGAATATGTGTTATAAAAATAGTATTATTAGATGAAAATAATAATACTGATGAGGATACTTTATCAGTTTATATTCGAGACTTCGGTTCTAAAAACGTTGCACCATTATCAAGATTTAAAGAAGAGACAGATAATTCAATCATACTTGAAAGAGATGGAGATGGAGTATATTTTTATGGGTCTGAATTATTAGATAAAGAGAGGGCTATGGAATTAATACAGCAGTGGGATAAGAATCAAGAAGATGAAACGACTTCTAATTATATTACCAAAATGCTTGAATTTTTAAATCATGATAAGGTAACACATATTGGTATATTTTTTACAGAACCATTAGTTGCAATCGATGTTAGTGAAGAATATTTAACATTTTCTATAGAATCTGCCGTAAATTTACTAAAACTAGCATGTGCAGGTAAAATTGCGTCAGACTTAAAACCAGCTAATTCTATATTTACAAGAATTGACAAATTGAGGGAAGATAAACAAAAGAAAATATATGATAAAAGGGTAAAAGCAATAACTTTGGCAAGCACAGAAGAAGAGAAAACTATATTAGAAAAAATACAAGTTAGCAATGGAACATCTATAAGTATTGACGCTGGTATCCTTATTGACCGCAAAGAAAACTTTGTAAAATTTAATATAGGTTTAGTTAACAGATACATTCAAACGAATCATCCGTCTAGTGAAGAACTTACTAGTCAAAACGTTAGCAGAAAAAAACAGAAAGAAGTTACAAAGGATAACGTTATAACAGATGTTATTATTAGTGAATTTATAACTGAAAGTACTAGTATAAATATTTCAGAAATACAAAAATATCACGTAGCAACAATGTTAGATATATTATATTATGATAATCCAGGGACATTTTGGTGGTTGGGCTCTATTATTGGCGATAGAGAACATCCTAGATATATTGATAAAATTGGAGCTATATGGTGTTTATTAAAATCATCAAGTGTATCATCTCGTAAATCATCTCGTAAATCATATTCTAAAAAAAAATCAAAAAAGAAATCAAAAAAGGGCGGCAAAACTATAAAATACAAAACAAGAAATAAAGAAGTCTTCTAAAAATTCCAGACAGTTATTTTTATATGACTTATATAGATATAGTTTGCGCCCATTGAATGCAATTAATTATGTTATATATTTTGTAAATCATAATTATAATCTAATCATCCGCGAAATCCTCCATGGCATCATCCTCATAGAAAACCCCGTCGTTATAGTCCTGGTGCATCCCCCTTATATCCGTCTGTTCCGCATAATCCTCTTCGAATCGGACAAGGGGGTCCAAGTCCTCCCCCACGTTCTCGACTTCGCCTTCGCCCCTCTCCAATTCTTGATGTATCAAATCAAATTCGATTTCCTTCTCCTCCTTCTTCTCTCTCGCAATCATTTCCATACGTTCGCGATCACTCGTATCTTTATCATATACTATGAGACCCTTCTGCTGGCCCACATTCCATTTACCTATCCTATATTGCTTCATCATATTCTCCACCTTACGTTCGTCCACAGTAATCGTCTTGAACCTATCGGTAATCATCTTCTTCTCGCGTTCTCGACTCTTCTTCACTTTCTTATCTATCATCGCATAACTATAATTCGTATATTCTTTATTGGACTCGGTAATGGTAATATAACCCAAAAGTAGCTGGGCCACGCGTTCTTTCAAGGCGAGTTGATTACCAACGTCTATTTGGACTTCTTCCAATGTGTCATATAGATCATCTATTTCATCCTCTTCCATAGAGAACTTAGAAGGATCCCTCTGTTCGCGGATTTTCGTACGCCGGTCCTGTTTCGCCTGGGAAAGATCCCGTTTCAAATATTCATCGTTATTGGCCGTGGTGATATATTCATATAGGATGGAATAGAATGTATATACAAGTAAATAGTAAATCTGTTCTTTATCAAATAGAGAATAATAGAGTGTATCATTTTTGACCATGGGATTACGTAGAGGAATATGCTGGATGAGTAGGGTGAGATCGGCCAATTTCCCCTGTATTCCCCGGATAAGACCATGTATGACCCAGTCCTCGCGGAAATCGTTCAAGGATTTTATATGAGACTTTATGAAACTATATAAGTCGTCTCCGTCGTAGTCAGATAGACCCCAATAATTGGGTATACTATATATATCCACATCATTCAGGATAATATTGGGGAGAATCTTAGTGATATCATATATCGCATTTTTCATATGTTTGGCGATTTGAAAGAGTCCTATATCAATTCTTTTATTGGACTTGGTTATATCTTCTTCTATATGAAATACGCAGAGATTTCGTAAAAAGGTATCGACCTCATTGAGTCGCTTCTTCGATAGTTTACCATGAACACGGAAGAAGTCCATGATTCCGCGATGCATTTCCGTATTTGCATTTATCAAATAGCTACGTAGATCGCGGTCTTCCTTCTTATCCCGGGTATTATAAACGCCCTTGGGTTGGTAATCTTTCAATTTCGCCAAAATATTATTCGCCAGACCCTGTTCAATAATTCCTATTTGACCCTTCGAAGTGGCCTTAGTATCGGTATTCACCTTAGCGTCGGTATTCACCTTAGCGTCGGTATTCACCTTAGCGTCGGTATTCACCTTTATGTCGGTCTTAACCTTAGCAAAAGCCGTCAAGAATTCGCGTAATGCATCCACCGGCGAAATATTCGGCGCTACATACGGTTTAACGATATTACGCCGCCCCACGATTTGCATAACCTGATAGAATTGGTTCTCATCGAATCGTTTCCCCATCCGTTTAAAATACCCGATTTTATCTATGATCGACCAACTAGCATTATATCCATCAGGTATTTCTTGTAGAATCATCTCGAATTCCGGAGGAATAGGTAGGCCCCGATCGATACCCAAATAGTGGAAAATAGTGTCATATAGGTTATCTTCCGTAGTACCAATTTGGACAACCGATGGCGAGACCGATGAAGGTGGCGGTGAAAAGATAGCGGCCTTTGATAGCAAATTAATCTTATAGGACAATTCGGCACATTTGGCCGCATACTTCACATAGGATTTGATCTTCTCATCTTCTTCTATAAAATAGTAAATGGGTACGATGGACTTTTCGCGTTCATTACAACACGCGTTTTGTAAGAAAGGTATATTTCCCGAAGTTCTCAAAAAGAGTTCTTTATTATGGACGATGGCCTGGATACTTTCAATGATCGCCGCCGTAAAATGGGCGACTTTACTTTTGAGAACCATTTCCTTTTCAGAAGTTCTATATGACTTCCCGTCTTTTATCTCGGCAATGAGTTCTTCGTAGAATCCTTCGCCAATACCTGCGACGGATTTTGTTATTTGTACATTGACCAAGGGCGGCATGAAGGTTCTCCACTTTTCTACGGCGTGTTCCTTTTCGATTTCTACGTCGGGGTTCTGTTCTAAATACTGGCGTTTCAAGATATAGGCCTCGTCTACCTTGGGGTGTTTGACGACAAAGTTCTCGATAGTATCCTTGATTCTTTTTACGAGAACATCTTGTTTGAGCGATTTAATAGAGTCCCATGGTTCAATAGACGCCCTCGATTTCTCCAGGATACAGGCCAAATATTGAATACCCCGGAGATTTTCCACACCGGTGAAAGGATAGCCCTCGAAAGAGCGGACACACCCGGGGTAGGTCTTTTTCGTGAAAAAAGTGGGCATGGCCGTCTGGATAGCGACCAGGGTGGTCGAAGTTACAATATGGATGATATTTTCATTCCTATATTTGACATAAGTAGCGGCTTTAAATTTCTTATTGGACGCCTCGGCCTGTTTGGTCAATTTCTCTATTTGACTATTATAAACTTCTTCTGATTTAATCGTCTTTTTGATAATATCGCTAGCGACGGAATGGACGAAATCGAAGATGGCCTCGGTAGGAAGTCCCACATTCGCCGAAATGAACGTGAAAATCTTATAGATCAATTTCGATGTTTCATCTTCAAATTCACGGGCCACTTTCTTCCCCAAGTTCTCGAGAACCACAGTTCCCAAGTCCTTCTCCAATACGGCATTCGTAGTAATACGGAAGCCCTCTGCGGAGAACCCCTCCTCTTTAGAGAAATCGATTTTCCGGATCACATATCCCGTATGTTTATCTACGATAGAATCGCCGTCTTCGCTGAGAACCCCGATTCTAGCGCAGATCTCATCTAGCAAACCCCTATAATCGCTACCGCTGATGAACGCATACGCCAGGTCATATAGAAATGTTGGTATAAGGGGTATATTGGTCGCCTGACAAAACTTCCATGCTAGGTTCTCGCCCAATTGTTCGACCATGGCCTCGCGGCAATATAATTCGACGAACATGACAATATCGTTCTGTCTCTTTGCGAAATCGGTCTGTCCCAGGATTAGGTCGCGAAGTCGGGCATAGGGGGATACGATCGTATCGGGTTTTATAGCCATGGTTCCGAGTGCATTGGCCAAATAGTCGTATCTTTCTGTTTGAATTGTGGATAAGACTCCTAATTTGACCATTCGGCGTAATTGGCGCTGTATGTCAGATAGAATATTTTGTTCTATTTCCTTCGCCGAAATATCGATTCTATCTTCAAACTCTTTTTTAGCACGCATAGAGGCAATACGTTTTATATGACCCATAGCAGATTCATTCGAGATACAGCCCAACTCGACTTTCGTACAATCGGGCTGGATATTACAGAAGAGGGAATTACTATCCAAAAAGGCGTTCTCGTCAATATCGCGTTCTTGTACCCAGTGGTCTTTGACCCGGCGGTAATATTGATATTTGACACGGACTTCGGCTTCGATCTCCATTTTCGCCTTTTCTTCCTCCGAAGAATCCTTAGATAGGGGTTGGGGTCGCAATTCGAGAACCGCGTACTCCCCCTCTTTTACGGCGCGTTTACCGGCGATAAGGGTCGCGGCCAATTCTGGCGCGAGTTCTATAGGACAATCGTGTTTCTGTATCAAGTTCTCCGTCAAGAATTCGGGGAACTCTTCCGCTAACATATTCTTCTTCTTTTCTTTATATTTTTGTAAAATATCATAGGGGGTATCATCGAAATCGCTATCGTAATAGACCTCCACAGTACCGTTATCCTTCTGTAATTGTCCTATAGAAGTATATTTCTTGGTCAATACCTTCCTACTACAATCGCCCGGTTTGATTTTCTCTATATCTGACATATCCCCATCTTCGGCCGGTGGGAAGAGGGCGAGATTATTCGGAGTATATAGCGTACTCATCATAGAGGATAGTAATAGGGAATATAGGGTCCCATAGTCTTTATTTATCATTGCGGCGAGAACCTCCGGACTTGTCCTATAGGAATCATTCCTTTCTTCTATTTTATAGGATGTGAGGAGGAGTTCGATATTCTCCTTTTTCTCCTTTAGAATTTTAATAATAGCGAGGGGGTTCATCGCGGGGTTCATACGTTCTCCGAATTTCTGGAATAGTTCCCCTTTTTCTTTATAGGTCTTCCGAAGATTCCGTATTTGGTTCTCGATATATCCCCGGATTTCGCCATAGGAGGATAAAGTCTTTTCGTCCTTCCCCGTATAGAATTTCGAGAACGTGATATCCTCGGGATAAATACCGAAGGGTTCCAAGTATTTCACCACACTATGGAAGGATGTCTTATAGGACATATGCGGTATGATTTGGTTAAGGATTACGTTGGTTTTCGGTAAAATGACGTCCAATAGTTTATGGAATTGGTTACCCGTTGACCCCGTCCCGATTTCGTCAGATAGAATGAATTCCTTTATCTTATTTGAAAAGATATTATATTCGGCCTCTTTTACTAGATCGCCGATGAAATAGGGGTTCTTATCCTTCTCCAAGAACATACCCAAGTAATAGGGGTTATTCGCCAGGTCGGTCTTATCCAAAATATTCGTTCTCGAATTTTGGATACGAGAATAATGGATGACGGAGGAAGGCATCATAATAAACGATTTTATATGAATATTATCCGCGGGGGTCATGGGTTCTGTCATATAGGTATGTATTCCCTTTTCTATATGGGATGTCACATGGGTGAGTCCCACGTTATAAGACTGGGTAATATTCTTCTTTCTGACTATTTTATTGGATTCGACGGTAGTCGAGAACCAATCCCCATTATTGACGACGGCCTCTAAATCTGCACGGACGGGTTTATCACATAGGATATTTATATCGGTTTTCGAAGGTGGTAGGAAGGGGGTTTGGAAATCGCGGGTCTGTTTGTACATGGAGGCGTATTTGACTTCGTCCACTTTCGCATTATTTTTATAATACGCCCTATTTTTCGTATCTTCTTCTTCTAATAGTATATTACTCATGTTATATATGACAACGCTGGCTCCATCTATCATATCTTTATCATTCGAATAGAGTTTCTTTCGTAAACCGACGACGGGAACGAGCCATTTAGGTACCGCGGTCAGATTATATAGGGGGTCTAATAGGGGTTTATATGCAGGGCCCTTTATTTTCAGGGATTCTATATCGGCATTTTCGTCGAAATTGGAGAACTTGGTACGAAGTTCTCGGAATCTCTCAATCAAGGTATGGATATGATTCATATATGACTTTGTACGCGCACTATTGGGAACAGTGGAGAGGTATTCGTCCAATAGACTATTGATTTGTTCATCTATATGATAGCGTTTATATTCTTCTGCGACTTCGACGATTTGTACGACGGAATCGAGGCGTTTTCCGTATATGATACCGGAGGATGATTTACGTAGGGTGGTTCTCAAAATATCGCGGATATTATCCTCGGGTTCTCCTTGTTCACCCAATTTGATTTTATCGGCGCCTTCGGCGCCATCCCCTTCGCCCTGCCCCTCCCCTTCCCCCTTCAATAAATCTTCTATATCGATTTCCTCACCTTCTTCTCGGCCTTCGCGTAGTTTCAAAATATTCAACTTATTAAACCGTTCGGGCTTCTGTCTTATAACAATCTCGCGTATGGGTATATGTTCAGGTAGACCCTTATATTCAAAATCGATATATATAGCATCAAGGGAAGGCACAGTAGTGATTTCTATTTGATCTTCATCTAAATTCGTTATCTCGCCGGTAATGACGGTGGGTATATTCATACCGAAATAGATATCTACCCAAACACCTTGTATAAGACCATTTTGCCGGGCATATCCGGGTACCTCACTTCGACTAAGGATTGCGATTTGTCTTATAGATTCGTCTGTGAACCTCTGGTTCTCGATATTAAGTTGTATAGACTCATATGTGGCAATATTCGTACCCTTCAATTTATATTCATCAACATATGTCACATAGATAGTATTATCATGGAGATTCAAGTTTTGCGGACTATTGATTTGTATAATATCGCCTAGTTCTATAGTTATTGCATATGGCTTATCGGCCTTTTGTTCTTGTTCTCGTTTATATGATTCTTTTTTGTCTGTTTCTTCTCCTTCTTCTGATCCTCCTATTTCTTTATATTCTACTTCTTCTATTTCTCCAATTTCCACTATGTCTTCTTGTTCTTTTGGGTAGTTCATTATATATGTATTATATAATACATATATATCCTTTCCCCCTAAAACTCATACGGTAGGTTCTCGCTTTTTTTTAGTTTGTTTTTCTTTTTTAGGAGCCATTTTCGCTTTTGTTTTATTCCATTTTTCTCTATATTTTTGGATACATTTATTACGCTTTTCCTTTAATTTACTGATTTGTTCTTCTGTTAGTTTTTTCTCTTTGGGCGCCTTCGGCGCCTTCGGTGCCTTCGGTTCCTTTACTACCTTTGGTTCCTTTACTACCTTAGGCTCTTTGGGCGCCTTCGGCGCCACCGCCGCCTTTGCAACAGTAGTTTTATTTTTAGCCCCTTTTGGTCTAGGCATATATCATATAATAGTATAATATATGACATTTTTCGTAATCGTAATATTAATTACAATAGGAATTTATATCTATATGACCTATTACAAAAACAAATCCCAGTGGATAGAAGGATTCAACCAAGACTATTTAATTACCCTCCAAGAACACGAAAAAGAACGCATATTCCCCTATCGCTATTTCCGCGACGCGAGTAATAATATCCTACCAATAGTCGCAGTAACGGGCCCTTTCCGAGATGATAGGGGAATCAACCTATTTGACGAATATCAAAAAAATGGAATCCAGATTTTCGGTATTACTGCATATAAATCCTTCCCTAAACCATTCAAAGATGGCACGGCAGACGATTATACCGCCAATTTCAATTTCGACTATATAGGAAAAATCAAAATCTGGCTTTCATGTGTAAAGGATCCAACCGATTATGGGTTTACCCAATACAATATTCTATTGGACATGAGCGAATCCGATTTCTACGATGCAGATACCGACGAGAACATAAAGAAGTATACTAAGAAATACGATTTCATATATATCTGTCTAAAAGACGATGATACGTGTCCTATAGATGGTTGGAATGCAACCAATCGCAACTTCGATTTAGCCAAAAAATGCTTTCCTATTATGATTAAAGAATACGGCCTCTCGGCCTTAGTCGTCGGCCGCATCAATTGTGGTCTCGAAGAGACCTATGGGTCGAAAATAAAGGTGGTCGATTTTTTACCATATGACGAATTCCAAACTGCCATATATGAATCCCGTATATTATTCATACCCAATATCGCCGATGCATCGCCCCGAGTAGTGGCCGAAGCCCTAATAAAAGACGTCCCCGTCATCATGAATAAAAAAATCATATGTGGGTCGAAATATATTACGGAAGAAACGGGTGCCCTATTCACGGATGAAAACGATATCAGAGATGCGCTTAATACGGTTATGTCAAATAGGAATAATTTACATCCTAGAGATTGGTGGACAAAGAGTCCCTATGGCGTCAAGCCTTCGGCTAAAAAACTACGAAATTTCCTATATGATAATTTACCTGATTCTTCGCCCCTGGCCAATGTAGATGAAGTATATTTTTATTTATAAAAATCGATGATATGGACAAATAGAATAATAACTAGGGCGACGATATAGTATAATAGGAATTCTACTATTTTCATAAATTCTTTCTGAAAAAGTTCTCGATCTTTTTCTCGGTTTAAAAACTCTATGCTATCTATATTATTTTTTCCGATCGCCGTAATTATCTTTTTCAGATTTCTCCGGAGTAAGATTTGCTGTATATCTTCGAGTTTACTAGTAGACATAAAGTGGCGCGTACCGTCATATAGATTACCTTTCGTATATACGAGAACATAATATTCGAACGGATTACCAGATAGATCCACATCTCTGATTACATTCGTATAACTACCAATAAGCCGGATAGGATTCTCTATTTGACCCATTTTATTCATTTTTTCCACGTTATTACATAAATAGATTTCTCTTCGTCGGTTCAAGAACATAGGGGAGATCGGTTTCTCACGATAGGGGTCAGATAATAGAGGATCGATAATCATGAGTTTGAAATCGAAGGGGAGTTTATGTAGAGACCCCTTATCAATCACTTGTTTGAGAACCGAACCAATACATTTTTCTACGTAAATGACTCCTAGGTCGACGTATAATATACGGGTTTCGCCGCATTTCATATTGACGACGTCTTCTGGTACTTTCAATTCTTGGAATATATTATATGCCGGGTTATTCAACTTTGTATGATCGAGTTGCATGGTATGCATATTGTCCTATAGGATAATTTGAAATCAATTTTATCTATTTATTTTTATGACGCGCAATACGGGATTCTTTTCTCCTGGCATTTATTTCTCTTAATTTTCTCAATTTCTCATTTGTATTATGCCGTATGATATTCAACTGTTGGTCAATCGCATCTAGTTCATCGCGATACGTATATTCGTTTTCGATTGGTTGGGGTGCGAAGCAGAAATCGAAGAAACACATCTATATGACATATAAAGATAATTCTATATCAGAATATTTTATTATAGCCGAATGAAGGGAAGGGAAAGGCTAAAATGGTTCCATATCCAAGAAAAAGGATAGATGCGAATAGATGATGAGAATAGATAATCCTATAGGAAGAAAAAGTGGTTCATAATAATTCAAATAAGTCCAACCCATAACGAATATAACTGGGAATATATGTTCTCGAGGTATCATAGAATAACATTGTGCAGTACGGAAATAAATCCATAATCCGGCAAACATAATCGAAATTACGACTTTAGTATCATACGATAAATATTTATCTAGAATCATATATAATGTTTACAGAATTATATTTACGAACTACGAATCCAAAACTCGGATTCTACGAATGTTTCAATATTTATACTATAGGACAAATAGTAAGGTCGGTTATTTTTCATACCGTCATATACATGGGATTTTTCAACCTAGTAAACTATATTTTTATAGGCCGGCCATTATCAAATAGGGTCAATATTCGTATATGCGTAGCACTCCTATCTATTATGTTTATAGGATTCTTCGCGAGATATTATCATATACAGGAGATATATGCGGGATATAACGGAGATATGGAAAAAACGAGGTGTCATATAGATCAACATTATAATACTTGGATATTCTTATCATAAATCAACATAAAAACAAGCCGCGTATCTTTATAAAGTCTGCCATATCAATGAGAACCCAACCCCCAAAATACTATAGCGGAGGCGAGAGTGACGGCGCCGATGCTGAATATATTTATGTCAACTATATGGTTGATCCACTTATCGAAAACGAAAATATGAAAATAAAGGAATACGTATCGCAAAAGAATACCGAGAACGCTGTGTCATATAGGATTATTACAAATGGACAGGATGATAACCCTTCCGACGGTAAATACCGGTCGGTCATATTTTCCACACCGGAGAACCAACTCCTCTCTTTTACGCCGCCTTCTGCTATTAGCCCGGAAGAATTCAAGGCGAAATACCCCGAAATAACGGATGATATATATGTGAATGACTGTATCGAGGGGACGATGATGACCCTTTTCTACGACGATCGCATTTGTGCATGGGAATTGGGTACAAAGGGCGCCGTAGGCGCCCATTATTGGTATTATAGGACCCAGTATCGGAGTGATCCGGAGGAACCCCAACACACATTCCGTCAGATGTTTTTAGATGCATTCAGGGCAGAAGAAGGCCAGGATTTGAATTCCATGGCCTTCCTAGAATATTTTCCCAAAGAGTATTCGTATACATTCGTCCTACGCCATCCGGCCAACCATATCGTCCAGAAGGTTGATAACCCCGTGGTCTATTTAGTTGCCGTATATCATATATGTGATAATCGCGCGATTTATATCCCACCCATTATCTACGAGGAGTGGGACTGTTTTATCAATCTACGCGGTCTCATCGAGTTTCCTACCTCGTATGATAATGATCAATATGACGACTATATGATAATGACGAATCCTTTTTTCATGGGCTATATGCTAACAAATTTGAGAACCGGCGATAGGTGTCATATAGAGAATATGGGATATAACTATTTACGAGAACTTCGTAGCAATCATCCGAATATGCAGTTTCTATTTTTCTCACTCTGGGCGGAGTCGCGGATTCCCGAATTCCTGCATTTTTTCCCCCAGTATATGGGGCTTTTCCAGAAATTCCATATAGAGTTCGAGAACTTCGTTACCCATATTCATGGACTCTATGTGGCGAATTATATCAAACGTACGGGGGAGAAATGTCCGGCGAAATATTTTCCCCTGGTTCATAAATTACATCACGAGGTTTTCATTCCATCAATGGCGGCTGGTGCGAAGGTAGTAATGCGAAAGCCGGTGGTGCATGATTTTCTAACTAGATTATCTCCCGGCGCTTTAATACATTATTTATCCGATTTTTAGATTTTTAGGTATAGTAATTAGTCATATAGAATATTTTATTCTATATGAACAGTCAGGTGGAGAGTTATCAAATGGGAGAGTTATCAAATGGGAGAGTTATCAAATGGGAGAGTTATCAAATGGGAGAGTTATCAAATGGGAGAG